GGTCGGAGACCTGCAGGTAGAGGTCGAGACCAAGGTCCATCTGAGCAGCGGCAAGGCCAACTACCTGCCGGGAGCGGCCTGCGTCATCGCGACGTCGGCCGAGCAGACTCCGGCCGACATCGTCAACTTCGCCAGGGCGTGCGCGAAGGCGCACGAGGACTGGCTCAAGGAGCAGCAGTGACCTGGATCGACAGCCGGCACACCATGCCGCCGGCAGACGAAGAAGTGCTCATGTGGCAGCGTGACACGTTCAACATCTTCTGCCTCAAGCAAGACGGCGGCGCCTGGCTCAACTACGAGTCGTGGTTCCCCCTGACAGAAATCGGCCAGTTCTTCTGGCAACCCCTCCCCAACCCCCCGGAGCAACAGTGACTGACCCCATCCTCATCGACACCGGCCGAAGCACGACGGGCTGGTCCTTCTGGGGACCAGCGTTCACCTGCGATCGTCTCTGGTTCCTCATCAACGTCGAGCAGAAGCGCTTCGTCAACGGAGAAGCTCTGACCATGGGGTCGATGGGCCACACCATCCTCGCCCACTACTACGCCCAGCTGGCGTGCAAGCAGGGCGGCTTCGAGTACGAAGGTGCCTGGGTGAACGACCCAGACCACTTCCTGCCTCCGTTCGACGCTGTGCGTGAGTGGGCGCGACTGCGGGAGCTCGAGGGCACCGAGGCCACGCCGTTCATCCACACGACGTTCGAGCTCTTCCGGCGCTACCTGCAGAAGGAGCCGTTCGTCTCGGACAGCGTGGTCGCCGTGGAGCACCAGGCGAAGCTGACCCTGGGTTACAGCCACGACGGCGACTTCGGTCTGTGGATCGACAAGAACCTCGCCGAGGCCAAGTTGTTGGACTGCCCCGGCCTGGAGGAGCCGGTGCCCGGAGTGCCCGGCCTGCAGCACGGCAAGCCCATCGAGGTCACCAAGCGCTTCGACCTCGTGATGCGGCACAGCGCGGACGGCCGCACCTACATCTGGGACCACAAGGTGACCGGCGGTAGCGTCAGCCGGAAGCGTTCTGAGCAGTACGCGATGGACGGCCAGTTCGCGGTCAACCGCATCCTGGGAGAGCAGCTGTACGACGACTTCGGTGGTGTCGTGCTCAACCTGGTGCTGCGTCGAGACCCGTGGACAGTCAGCCGCCAGTTCGTGCCCGCGACGCCCTGGCGAGACGCGCAGCTGGCTCGGCAGGTCTACTCGAAGGCTCACTCGCTGGCGAATCAGCTGGTCAACCACAAGCGGCAGTACGTGACGGAGGGCGACTGGCAGATGGCTCAGAACGAGCTGGTCTGCTACCACCGCTACGGCAAGTGCGGCGCGTTCGAGCTCTGCCAGTACGGTCCAGAGGTGCAGCGATGACCCCCGCCGACGCCAAGACCCCGACCCCGACCCTCGCCCACCACCTCGAGCCCGGCACCGGGCACACGCTGACGCCGGCTCGGGCGCTGCGGGCGGTGGGGCACTACCTCGACCGGGAGCGCCCGGTGGCGGTCGAGCAGCCGAAGCGGGAGTGGCCGGGGCCGTGGCGCAAGCCCGCGCTGTGGTGGCTCCGCGAGTGGGAACACGACACCGGCAACGTGGTCGCAGCAGCGGACACCGTCGCCTACGACGGCGCCGTGTTCGACCACGACGGGGTGCGGCTGACAGAGGTCGGCGACCTGACCGACCCCGCCAACCGCCGCGCCGCAGACGCCATCCTCGCGACCATCTGCGACGGCGAGGACCCGCACAAGGGGTCGGGGCAGTACGGCGACGACACCGTCAACCTGGACTGCGACGGGCCGGAGCGGGTGGAGTTGACGTGGACGAGTTCGTCGTGGCTTGCGCCCACCGACACGCCCGGGGTTGATGGATGGGGCCGCGCTCATCCCGGCGGGGCATGGGTCTACTACGCCGACGGCGAGTCGGAAACCGACCGAGGACGCGCCAGCGACCAGCGAGCCGCCCGCATCGAAGTCGAGCGACGCCTGCCGCCCCACGTCACGGTGACGAATCCGGAGACGCCTGCGGTCGAGCAGCCGACCCCGCCCGCCGGCTACCGCATCGAGTCGGGGCCGCACACGCCGGGCGAGATCGAGGAGGGGTGGACGGTGCTCATCATCGACGCGACCGGCCGGCGCACAGTGGCGCGAGAGATTCGCGACGTGTCCGGCGAGCACATTCGGTGGGCGGAGTTCGGGACGCACATCTGTTCGGACGACGAGGTCTACCGCCTCACCCCCATCGCCGCCGACCCCGACCTCGCCCGCACCGTCATCGCTCTGCACGCCCGCCTCGCGCGGACCGAGGCCGAGCTGGGCGTGGTGACTGGCGAGAACCTCCAGATGCGCGCCGAGCGGTCTGCCCACAAGGCGCTTCGGCGGAAGGCCGAGGCCGAGCGGGACGAGGCGCGGCGGGAGCGGGACATCCAGGCCGAGACGGCGCGCAAGATGGCCGCGAACGTGGCTGAGGCGACGGAGGAGCGGGACCGGCTCGCGCGGATCCTCGCCGCCCGTGGGGAGGTGGCCTCGTCGCTGACCTCGGACGAGCGCCTTCCGGCAGACGAGATGCAGGCCGCCGCCACCAAGCGGGGGCGGTGACGGTCAGCGAGTTTACAGTCCGGCCCCGACTGTAAACAACAAACAGGCGCTGCCGACCGCGCTGAGTGTGTTACAGTCAGCGAGCCTTTCGGGGCACTACCACAACAACAACATCACTGGAGGCGACCTTGGCACACGCCACGGTCATGGGTCTGGTCTACGGCCAGCCCAAGCGCATGAAGACCTCGATGGTCGCGAGTGCGTTCCCCAACGCCCTGTGGATTCCGGGCGAGGGGATCAACGCGATCAAGAGCGTCACGCAGAACGAGTGGGGCTTCGAGCCCTCTGTGTACGACCATCCGGTCAGGACGCTCGAGGACCTTCTCGCGCTCATGTACATGCTCGAGCAGGAAGGTCTGGTCGAGTCGTACCCGGCGATCTGCGTAGACGGCATGACCGCTCTGTGCGAGAGCAGTCTGCGGTTCTGGCAGGACAACCCGAAGCTCACCAACGGCGGCAAGGTCGACAAGTTCTGGCCCTACCAGCAGCTCAAGGACAAGCTGCTGCGGCTGGCGGAGATGTCGCGGCACATCGGAGTGAGTGTGTTCATGGTCGCCCATGAACAGGCTCCTGGTGCTGGCATGGACGGCAGCTTCGTCCCCGGTGGACCGTCCCTCGGCAGCAAGGGCCAGGTCGTCCGGGTCCCCGCCTGGTGCGACTTCAACGCCCGAGCTGTCGTGAACAAGGACTACCCAGACCCTTGGGTCAAGAGCGGTCTGTTCGTCGACCCGTGGGACAGCTCCTGGGTGACTGGTGACCGCAACGGTGTGGCCTACGCCGAAAGCCCGCCGAACGTCCGCGAGTTGCTGCGCGCCAGCGCGGTCGACTACGGGCTGTCCCGTCGTCCTGGCCTCGAGTGGCAGGACGAGGTGGCTGACGTGGTCGCATCGGCCGTGCAGGCCGGCGACATCAACGATGCGGTCAACGTCGGCGTCAACAAGGCGCAGAAGTTCGCGAAGGGAAGCGGTCGCGACACGCAGCTGCACATCCGCTGGGCGGTTCAGGACGGCATCGCCCGCGGTGTCATCCAGAAGCAGCGCAGCAACAACCTGTTCAAGGTTCTCGAGCCCCCTGCCCCCAAGAAGGGCAAGGCTCCTCCCCCTCCGTCCGAGTGACGGCTGTTCCGGCAGTAAACCGGGTTCAACCACAACAACAACACAACAACGTCTGAGAGGACCCTCATGGGCTTCTACATCCCCGCAGAGACCGCTGCCGCCGTCGGCACCGGCAACCTTCCCCCCGGCACGGGCTACTACGCCGTCGAGATCACCAAGTTCGAGGACCGCGGTGTGCTCGATCGCCAGGGCAACTTCTCGTACTTCATCCACCTGAAGTTCGAGGACGGTGCGACGACCCGTGAGATCGGTTCGTGCCCGTTCGACGCCGAGGGCAACATGGCTCCGGCGCTGGCTGCCATGGACGAGGACACGCGGAACAAGAAGATCGGCGGCATGGTCGCCGCGCTCAAGCGCGTCGCTCTGTCCTCTGGCATCACCGAGGACTACATGGCCGAGAGCGGCCTCAACACCGACCACCTGATTGGCCGCACCGCCTACATCGCGTGGCTCGGTCGTCCCGAGGACACCCCGCAGGGTACCAAGGCCTACGGCGAGGTCAAGGCCTTCATCGGCAAGGACCTCTTCGACAACTACCAGGCCAAGGGCGAGAAGCCCGAGGACACGCGCCAGTTCCCGTGGCGGCGCGCTGCGGCCAGCCAGGGCTCGTCGACCGGCAGCGGTGGAGGCAGCAAGATGCCCCCTCCCCCGCCCCGTGGAGGCTTCCCGCCGCCGCCCCGCAGCTGACCTGATGACCTGAATCAATGCCCCCGTCACGACCATGATCGTGGCGGGGGCTTTCGCGGAGCCCCGATGACACCAGACCACCCGACGGTTCGACCAGGGACCCGATGGCAGCATCACAGCGGACGCTACTACCGCGTCATGCTGGTGACCAACCTTCACTCAGACCAGCCGGAGAAGTTCCCGCTGATGGTGACCTACGTGGACGAACAGCAGCGAACGTGGTCGCGACCGCTGGTCGATTTCGTCCAGAAGATGACACCTGTGGGGGGTTGATGAAGAGAAAGGACTGGACGAACCAGGAACTCAAGCGCGCCAAGGACCGTTGGCTCGACGGAGAAACCTGGCAGAGCATCGCTGACGAGATGAACGTGAACTCGAGCACGCTCAGGAAGCAGGTGCAGCGGCTCTACGGAAAGCTCAGGAGGGAGGACATGCGTGTCTTTCGCGACGAGGCGCAGATCCTCGAAGCAGTCCGACTGAGGAACACGCAGAAGCTGTCGTACGGACTGATCGCAGACAGCATCTCGTGGCATGCCTCGGTCAACGCCCTCGAACAGGCCGTTCGACGGTACTCTCGGCACCACGAGCTGAAGGTGTACCAGGGCAAGCCCGCAAAGCGGAACTCGCGATGGGGTCGTCGATGATGTTTGACCCGAGAGAGCGTGGTGCGCAGTGCGACCGGTGCCCTCTCGGGCCATCGGGCTGTTTGACGGACGCGTGGGAGCCTGTGCCCCCTGAGGTTCACGAGGACACGACAGTCGCCGCGGTGCTCGAAGCACCGAAGCAGGACGACGTGCGACACGGGCTGCCACTGAGCACGCTCGACGGCGCTGAATGGGACCGCGCGCTGAAGGCGAACGGACTCAATCGGTCGATGATCGACCTGTTCTTCGTGACCGCCTGTGCGTACAAGGACGGCTGGAAGAAGATGGAAGCGCAGCTTCGTCGACGCAGGAAGGCCGACCAGAAGAAGCTGCAGAAGGAGGGTGTGTCCGCTGCGGAAGCCAAGCGGCGCGCAGAAGAAGCGCTGCCGCACCCGGCAGACTGCTGCGCGCCGTACCTACAGTCTCACCTGGTCAACTACGGGTACATCATCCCGCTGGGCGCGACTCCTGCGCAGCGAGTGCTCGGGACGAGCAAGAGCATGTCGGACCTCGAAGGCGACATGCGTGAGGTCAAGGCGAGCAAGCTCACCTGGCAGGCCTTCGACTGGACTCAGACGACCGGCGACTGGACCGTCAAGGTCATCTCGACCTACGACCCAGGCTACGCGAAGCACGCTCCGAAGGTGCGGCCGCAGTTCTACGCCACGCTGGGCAAGGCGTTCCGCTGGTTCAACGACGCGCTCAACTGGGTCGAGCCCGAGTTTCTGACGCAGCCGACCCCGCAGCAGCTGCGGGAATGGCTCGCCGTGCCCTCTCCGTTCTGGGTCTACGACCTCGAGACCGACGGCATCAACGTGAGAGACATCGGAGTCGACTGCCTCGCCATCGCGACACCCGACCTCGACGAGCACGGCCAGCCGACGATGCCGTGGGAGAAGGCGGCGCAAGTCGCGCGCACGGTTGGCATCCACCTCGACATGCCGCTGCTGTCGCGCGCAGTCTCAGGGGAGAAGGTCCGCTACCTGCTGGACTACGAGCAGCGAGAGATTCACGACATCCTGGTCGAGTTCTTCCTCGACCAGCAGAAGCTCAAGGTCGGGCACAACATCGGGTACTTCGACCGGCAGGTCGTCGAGCACGTCTTCGGTGTGCGGCCAACGCCCATCATCGACACGCTGTTCGACGCGCGCTTCACGCACCCTGACCTCCCCAAGGGTCTCAAGCCGACGGGTCGGCGGCTCACTGACGTACACAAGTGGGAGACCAGCGAGAGCGGCGACGGCGCGGCGACTTCTCGCACGACGGTCAAGAGTCGGCTGCTCTACTGCCAGTACGACACGGTGGTCAACGCCCGCATCGCAGAGCCGCTACGGCGTTCGGCTGACGACAACGGCGCGAACAGGCCCCTGCCCGAGTGGGCGAAGCCGGTGTCGTGGCCGAGCTCCACGCCCTGGACGCTCCGCCACCTTGACCATGCTCGGCAGGACATGTGCGTTCAGATGCACCAGAACGGCGTCTACGTCAATCAGGCCAAGGTGGCCGTGTTGACAGAGCGATTCGAGAAGGTGGCTCACAGTCTGTACGACAAGCTGCAGACGCTGGCCGACGTCATCGGCGTCAAGCGCGCCAGCTCCGGCTTCAACCCCGGCTCGTTCCAGCAGGTGGGCGATCTGCTCTACGAGCAGTGGGACCTCGGCATTCCCTACGGCATGGACGCCAAGGACTTCTACACCGACACGGGAGCCAATGGCACCGGAGACGAGGTGCTGCGCGCCCACATGGCGAGCCCGTACATCACTGACGACCAGAGGCAGTTCCTGCTCACGCTGAGACAGTACCGCCGGGTCAAGACCAAGGTGCTCGGCACCCAGCTGTACAGTCTCCGCCCACTGAGCGAGGGCGGGTCGCTTCACGCAGACGGTCGAGTGCGGTCGACTTGGAACAGCCACACGACTGCTCCGGGTCGACTGTCCTCGAGCGGCCCGAACATGCAGAACCAGTCCAGCCGCAAAGACCTGGGCGGTGTGCGCACGGTCTATTGCGCCGCGCCGGGCAACGTCCTCGTGGGCTGCGACCTGAGCGCTGCGCACCTGGTCGTGACAGCGAACTACTGGAAGATCCAGCGCCTTCTCGACTGCTTCGACCAAGACCTCGACCCGCACTGCTGGCTCGCGCTGGACCTCTTCGGGGACGACTTCAAGAACGCTCCCGGCTGGGACAAAGGCTTCAGCCTCCGCGCCGACCACAAGCCGAACAAGAAGAAGCGCGCCGGCCTGCTGCGCGAGCTGACCAAGACGTACCGCTACGCGTCCATCTACTGGGCCTCGGCGGAGACGAAGCACTCGGTCATCAGGTCGACTGAGATGACCAGGTTCAACGACGAGGGAGAGCTCGTCACTGAGCTGCCGTACCTACGCTTCGACCTCAACCAGGTGCGCTTCTTCGACAAGGTCTGGCACGAAGCCGAGCCCGACTGGATGGTCGCGTGGCAGCAGATGCTGCAGCTCTACGAGAAGCAAGGCTTCATGGAAGACCCCGTCTTCGGCCGTCGCTCCGGCGGCCTCATGGAAGGCAAGAAGAACGAGGTCGTCAACTTCCCCGTGCTGTCTTGCGAGGCGGCCATCATGGCCATCGCAGAGCAGCGGGTGCTCGAAGCCTTCCCCTTCCAGAAGTGGGGGCCCGGGACCGGACTGACTGCTCAGGTCCACGACTCCCTGGTGGTCGAGGTCCCCGAGCATCTGGCCGAGTGGGCGCAGAAGACCATGACGGAGTGCATGACGATCAAGGTGCCGGGATGGCCCGTCCCGTTCACCTGCGAGGCCGACGTCGGCCTCACCTGGGCGGAAGTGTGATACACCTGTTTGACAACGACACGGAACGGCTTACTACGGTATCCGTCAAAGGAGCGACGAATGAGTGACCTGGACTACCGATTCTTCCTGGCGCACGACCGCGGCGAGAGCGACGAGCGTGTCGACCAGTGGCGTGAAACCCTGACCGAGGGGCTCGGCGAGGCCTACCCAGACCATGCGATCACGATCGTCGCTGGTCGCGATGACTACCGCAGCCGCGCGTCGGACGCCGGCGGCTGGAAGGGCTGGCCGCAGACGGTCGTGTCTGGTCGACTGTGGGACGGCTCTCCGCGCTTCCACGGTGTCATCCGTCCGGCGCAGTACGTCGGCGTGATGGACACGGTGTGCGGCCGGGCGACCTTCGACATGATCGAAGGCTTCGTCCGTGAGGGCAAGATCGCCTGGGTCTGGGACACCCGGACCGGCGAGTACCACAAGGTCCGTGGGGCCGTGCGCCTGCCCGGCGACGACTACAAGGCCTGGGGCCGTCTCGTCGTCCGCGAAGAAGGGGCTGCGCAGTGACCTACCAAGACATCCTCGCCGCCCTACAGGCGCACAACCCAGACGCGTTGCTGCTCGAGCCTCGAGAGGTCTACGACCCGTGCATCGTGGGCATGACCGACCGCGCTGACGATCACTGGCCCCGTGAGCCTGGGTACATGGTCGCGGTCTACAGCGCAGAAAAGTGCATCGAAGCCATCGCGGACTGGCTCGAGTGCGACTGCGAGGACGCCGTGGACTGGTTCTCCTACAACACCAGCGGTGCCTGGGTCGGACAGCACACTCCGACCTTCCGCTACGAGTCGTGGGGTGAGGAGTGACCGCACCGACCACCCGCACGCTGGGCAAGGACGACTGGATGACCCCGGCGGAAGTGTTCGACCCGGTCAACCAGGTCGTCCAGTTCGACCTCGATGCCTGCGCCACGAACCTCGACGCAGCTCGTGTCGACCCGTTCATCGACCCCAAGACCGACGCGCTTCGGGTGCGCTGGGCCGACTACGGCCGGCGCGTCTGGTGCAACCCCCCGTACGGCCGCGACATCCGGTACTGGTTCGAGAAGGCTGCACGCGCCTGCCTTGAGGGGTGCGAGCTGGTCGTGCTTCTCGCCTACGCCAACACCGACACGGCCTACTGGCGCGAGTACGTCGCGCGGCACCCGATGGTCTGGTCGGTCATCTTCCTGACGCCGCGGGTCAAGTTCGTTCGACCAGACGGAGAGCCTGCGACGGGTGCGCCGAAGGGTAGCGCCCTCATCTGCTACAGCAACAGGCCGCGTCCCAGTGGTTCGAGGATCCCCCACGCCTACTGGGACTACAAGTACGAGCCCTTCACCGACGTCATCCGGCGCACCGCCATCACCCATGGAGCAACATGAGCACCCCCAAGATCCTGAGCGTCTCGTCCAACATCAAGTCTGCGGACGGTAGCCCCCGCAGCTACGACCTCGGCGAGAAGACCCTCATCGTCGGCCCCAACGGGTCGGGCAAGAGCGCCATCGTCCAAGCCGTCTCTCTCGCTGTCAGCGGCGCAGCAGAAGAAGTCGCAGGACGAGCCGTCACCAGCGACCCCGCACTGCTCATGACTCTGGCGCACCAGCACGGCCACGACGGCAGCGTGGTGTTCGCTCGAGTCAACCTCGACAACGGAGAGCACTGCCAGTGGGAGACGTCTCGCGACGGCTCTCATGTGAAGACGCCCGCGCACATCCGGCCGCGGTGGGTGATCCCCCACACCAGCAAGCAGCACAGCCCCCACTTCCCGCTCCGCGATGTCCGCGAAGTCCTGACCGGAGCGCCCAAGAAGGCGCGTGAGAGGTTCCTCGCCTGGGTCTGCGCGGACCTGGACAACAAAACGGTCGAAGCCGCGCTGGGAGGCGACTACGAACAGTACCTGCAGCTGACCGCTGGGTGTGATGACCTCGTCCCTGTCGACCGCCTGACCCACTCGATCGACACCGCAGACAAGACCGCGAGGAAGCTGCGGGCGGAGGCCAAGGCGCAGGCGCAGCTGCGCGACAAGCTGCTGTCCGAAGTCGGCGTGCGCCCGGCGGACGCGGCCGTACTGGCGGCGCGTGACGCCGTCCGCGAGGCGCAGGAGCTGCACGAGGCCGCGCTGCTCTCCGCTGGAGCGGGGGAGAGCCGGCGACGGCGAGAGCTGCTCCACAGCCTGTTGGGGCAGCTCAGGGCCGACGAGCAGCGGCTGTTGTCGCAGGTCGCCGAAGAAGAAGCCCTGCTCTCTGACCTCGAAGAGAGCGAGAGCGTGGAAGTCCGTGGCAGCGTCGGAGCGCTGCACGCACTCGAGTGGGCGATGTCCCTCTCCGCGGACTCTTGTCCCATCTGCTCTTCGCCCGTCGGAGCGCGGCACGTCTCAGCCTGTCGAGACTTCTACGCGCACAAGGTCGAAGACGCCGCCGCTCGAGATACCCGACGGCGTGAAGCTACTGCTGGCCTCGCGTCTCGACAGGCGCAGCTGTCGGCAGTGCGGCAGAAGATCGCGATGCACGAAGACGAGCTCGACGCCATGCCGGCGCACAACCCCAACGACGAGGGCGTCTCCGTCGACCAGACCCGCGACGCGCTCTCCGCGGCGCAGGCGAAGCTGAACGCACTCAACGCTGCCGCGAGCCAGTGGAAGACGCTGCAGGCTGCGAAGAACCTGGTCGACGTCAACCACGCAACGGCTGAGACCTTCTCTCGCTACAAGAAGGCCGCCCAGGACGTCGTGTCTCGGCTGCTCGACGAGAAGGTCGAGTCCTTCTGCGCCAAGGTCTCGAGCTACCTGCCCGAAGGGTGGGAGTTCGGCGTCATGGTCACCGACAACGGTCGCGACGCCTTCTACTACGGCCTGTACGAGGGCCGCGGAGAGAGTCGCTACCTCAAGGTCGGCCTGTCTGAGGCGCAGCGTGTGACGGTGACTCTCGCGATGTGCGCCGCCCTCGATGACATGCTGCCGCTGCCGCTGGCGGTTCTCGCCCCGGAAGACCGTGGGTGGGACGCGCAGACGCTCGGAGAGGTCATGCAGGCCTTCAAGCGGGTCAAGCAGACGGTGCTGCTGACCTCGACGGTCATGCCCGCCAGCGACTACCTGAAGGGGTGGAAGGTGATCGACCTGCGGAAGGCCGCGACGCCTCGTCTCCGTCTTCCGGCTCCGTCGCTGCCCGAAGATGACGGCGACGAAGTCCAGGTCACGCACTCCCTGCCGAAGCTGCCCGACGAGCTGTCCGTCAGGGCGGCTCCGACCAGTGGTCGTGCTCGCGGAGGAATGTTCCGGTCGCTGCGCATCCGCGTGTCGAAATACGTCGTCGAGCACGGCCTGGAGGCGGCGCGGCACGCCTTCCGCCTTGCGCACCCAGACCTCGTCGTCGAAGATGAGACCTCGCCGGATGCTTTCGCGGAAGCCGCTGCGAACTTCCTCGTCCCCATCGGCCCGCAGTAGGCTTCAGGAGCCCCCATGTCAACAGACGAGACGGCCGATGTGGTCGAGTCTCTGCGCCAGTTCGTCGAGTCGGTTCAAGCGATGGAGTCGGCGGACCGGTCGGTCGCGTTCACCACCTACTTCTCACTCGAACAGGTCGAGTTTCTGGCCGAGCAGTGGCATGACAACGAGTTCCAGTTGGAGGCGCTGCTCACTCAGCTGGGGGCCGTCCGTGGCATGGGTGTCCGCGTTCGCGAGCTCAAGCAGACCATCAAGCGCGCGTCACGTCGGGCCAGGCAGCAGCGGCAGCAAGATGTCCTGCAGCAGATCGTGTCGACGAACACGCTCAACGAGAACCTGCCTGACTACCTCGTCGAAGGGTTCCCGTCGCTGCTGATCCCGAACGGCTTCGACGTAGACCTCGGCGGCGTCTACACCCTTCAGCCGAACTTCGAGGACGGGACGGTCAATCGCGAGAAGATCGCGACCGCGCCCATCATCATCACTCAGCGTGGTCGAGACACCGAGACGGGCCACATGCAGGTCGAGGTCGCCTGGGCCGAGCCTCCCGGCCCGGGGAAGGGCCGCCCCAAGTGGCGCACGCACACGGTCGAGCGGTCGGTGCTGTTCGACAGCCGGAAGATCGTGTCGCTCATCGACTATGGCGCGCCGGTCACGTCCATCACTGCAGCCGACGCCATCCGGTGGCTGACTGCCTACGAGGACATCAACCAGCACAAGATCCCCCTGACCAACGGCGCGAACCGCTTGGGCTGGCAGAAAGACGGGTCGTTCCTGCTGCCTGACGGACACATCAAGCTCGACAAGCACCAAGAGCTCAAGCTCTTCCCGATGGAAGGCATGGACCCCATCCTCAAGTCGCTGCGCACCGGCGGCACCTGGGAGGGCTGGCTCGAGGTCGTAGAGCTCCTGCGGGACCATCCACTGGCGATGCTCTCCATCTACGCGTCGGTCGCTTCCGTCATGCAGCACATCGTGAAGTGCGCGAACTTCTCGATCGACTGGTCGAACGAGACCTCGAGCGGCAAGACCACGTCGCTGCGGGTCGCTGCCTCGGTCTGGGGCTACCCCGCAGACGACGACGACGAGGGCTTCATCTACTCCTGGGACAGCACCAAGGTGTGGGTCGAACGTGCTGCGGGCTTCCTCCACAGTCTGCCGCTCATCCTCGATGAGACCAAGCGGGTCAAGAACAAGCAGCACGTCGCAGATGTCCTCTACGACTTCTGCTCAGGCAAGGGCCGTGGGCGCGGCACGCTGCAGGGCATCGACAAGGTCAACACCTGGAACACGGTGCTGCTCTCGACCGGCGAGCAGCGCCTGACCTCGTTCACTCAGGACGGCGGCGTTCGCGCCCGCGTGCTGGCCCTCCAGGGCGCTCCGATCTCAGGCCCGGCACAGACCGCTCGGGTGGTCGCAGACACCGTCAGAGGACGGCTCTACATCCACTACGGCCACCTGGGTCGTCGCGTGGTCAAGTACCTCGTCTACCACAAGGACTCGTGGAAGGACTTCCGAGAGGCCTTCGAGACTCGCCGGGACAACTACGCCGGCATCACGAACACTGCCGTCGGTGGTCGACTGGCCGCCTACGTGTCCGCTCTCGACCTCGCGAAGGCCGTCTGTGAGACCCTCGGCGTGCCTGAGCCGACACGAGACCCCATCGAGTTCCTCATCCAGGCTGTCCGCGACGGGGCCAACGACGCCGACCGTGCGCGCGACGCGTTCGTCGCCGCGGCCTCTTGGGCGGCGATGAACCGTCACCGCTTCTGGGGCAGCCGCGCTGCCCTGGAGAACGGCACTCCAGGCAACGGGTGGGCCGGTCGGTGGGACGACGTCAAGCCCGAGTGGGACGAGGTCTGCATCGAGCCTCACGCCCTGCAGGGCATCCTCGACCGCTACGGATACGTCTTCGACGAGGTCGTGCCGCGATGGGGGGCGCGCGACTGGCTGCACGTCACGTCCAGAGGGCTGACGCGCAGCAGGCGCATCGACGGCATCCCGACCCCGTGCGTCTGCCTCCGGCGTGACGTCTACGAAGAGCTGCTCACGTCAGATCGGCCGGACATCGAGACGGTCAACGTCGTCGAAGCGCAGCTCGAGCTCATCGAGCAGCGGGTGTCGTACAGCGACTCTTCCTGGTCCGCCCTCGCTCGAGGCGAGGACTGACTCAGGACCGCCAGCTGAGGTAGATGTTCGGCGTCGCCGTGCCCGTGTCGAGCCGGGCGATGACGTACAGCGTGTTGTAGGCCGTCGGGCCGACACCGCTGGTGCTGTGGAAGTCGGCTTGGATGAGCGCGTGAGCGCCGCCCGTAGCCGACGCTCCGCCGAGCGCCTTCACGATGGTCGCCGTGTGGACCTGCGTCAGGGGCTGCGTCCCCGCGCTGTCACGAGCCAGGTAGAACGACACGGCGCTGGGGGCGCCAGCCCCCGTCGCCATGTCACTGAGCTCGAACAGGATGTCGTACAGGTGGGCGTCGTCAGGAACGCCCTGCGAGCGGACGACGCCAGCCACCTGACCGACCGAGAAGTCGTCGTAGCTGCCGTCGAGGTCGTTGGACGCGCCGGCGTGGGCGGCGAAGCCGTAGTGACCCCATCCGCCGTAGTTGTAGTCAGACATCGGAGTCTCCTTGCGCGAAGTGTATCACTCGCCGAGCATCAGTTTCGGCCGCTCTATCCGGGTCGTCATCTTGGTGTCGGAACCCATCACTCGGAACCCGGCGGAACGGCTCACTGACAGCATGAGCCGAATCAGCTCGTTCTGCAGGTCTTCTTCTGCCGCCAGCGCATCCTCCTGCGGAGACCGGCGAAGACGCAGAAGCGCGGTGTTGACCCGACCGAGAGGGCCGACCTTGAAGAGCAGCGCGTCCCGGCCCATGAGGAACGGCTTACTACGCCGACTCTCGTAGGCAGAGTTGAGGTACTCGAAGTCTTTTTCGAGGTAGCGAACCGACCTGCGCCCCCCCACCTCTTCGACCACCGCAGTGCGCGCCTCTTGGAACGGCGTCGCCACTTCGACGAACGGACCCCTCACGGTAGCGGCT